TAGGAAGAGCTGAAAACGTTCTTGATAATATTGGAGGTATTGCGGGTCCTTTTGAGCGTGGACCTGTTAATGAACCAATCACGGTATCCACCGAACAAGAATTCATCAACAACTTCGGCAAACCAAAAACAGAGGACAATCAGTATGAATACTGGATGTCTGCATCTGCATATCTGCAGTACGGTGGTATCCTCAAAGTAGTTCGTACCGATGGAGCAAACCTGACCAATGCTAATGTTGGTATTGGAACATCTGCACTATCAGATACAAAGATCAAGAACTTTGATGACTACAATAGCAACTATTCTACTGCAGCATCTAACTTCTACTACGCAGCAAAGAACCCAGGAACTTGGGCAAACAACCTTAAGGTTTGCGTCATTGACGACTTAGGTGACCAAATCCTCGGTATCGGAACAACTTCTGGTGCTTCTGTTGGTGCTCAGGTTGGTTACGGTGTTACTGTTGACATCAGTGGACAGGTAATTCCTGGAGCAGGATCAACTGAATCCTTTACTGGATATCTGAAGGGTGTCGTAACTCAAGTTGTTGATACTCCTGAGACTGGAACTTCTGCAGTTACAGTTAAGATTCACTCTAGAGTATCTACTGGCGGTACAGAACCAGGAAGACACTACAGAGTTAATTATACTGAAAATAGTGCATATTCTTCCTTCCTGAAGAGTCAAAGAATCAGCTTCATCGATAACAATGGATTAGTTGCTTCTCCAGTAGACTCAATCGCTACAGTTGGAATCACTACATCTACTCCTATTAATGGTGAGCAAGGACAAACTTATGCTGGTGTCGGAGGAACTTCTTCTGGTTCTGGTAGTCAGGCGACTTTCAACATTACAAGGAACAATACCGATGGTAATGTTGATGCTTCTGGCGTCGTACTCATTAATGCTGGTTTAGGATACACTGTAGGTGAGACAGTATCTATCGGTGGTTCCTCTGTTGGTGGTTTTGACCTCCATCAAGGTGCTATCAAGACAATTGGTCTTACAACTTCTACTACTGTCCCTGCAGCATCTAATGGTGTATACCTGAGTGTTGCTGGCGTAAGCACAGTTGGTTCTGGCATCTCCTTCAACGTCTATAGAGACGTATCTGGTGGAATTGGAACTGTAACCGCAACAAACACTGGTCTTGCTTATGCAAACGGTGGTACAGTTACTATCCCAGGTAATGTGATTGGTGGTGTCACCCCAGGTGATGACGCTACAATGACAATCTCTGCACTTAGAGATGACAAGGTTATTCTTGAAATCACTCAAGCAGATTCTAGAGTTGAAGTTGCAGGAGTCAAGGATTGGTATAGTAACCAAACATTAGGTTTGGAGAACTCTACAATCTTCTGGAGCACAATTGCACCAAAACCAGGAACTTCCGCATATGCTGCTGAGCGTAATTCTGAAAATGATGAGTTACATATCGTTGTTGTTGACGATGATGGATCTGTAACTGGTGTAAGAGGTAACATCCTTGAGAAGCACGTTGCTCTGTCTAAGGCAAAAGATGCAGTATCTCAAGTCAATTCTCCTCAAAAGATTTGGTATAAGAATTATCTAGCAAACTTCTCCGAATATCTCTACGCTGGAGGTAATCAGAGTACAAATAACGATAACTATCATAATACATTCCCAACATCGACTGTATTTACTGAAGCAGCGACTTCCACCATTTATGATGGTGCGGATCCAGCAACAACCTTCAGTGTCCCATCTGCTATCGCAAACCTTCAATGGGATGTTGAGGCACAAGGACGGACCTTTAGTTCTATTGGTCGTGCAGCATATGTCCTTGAGAACGGTAAAAACTACACGACTCAAGGTAATCTGAAGGCATCTCTTGGAGATGTAATCACAGCATACGATCTCTTTAATAACAAAGAGGAAGTTGCAGTTGATTATCTCATCATGGGTCCTGGATGCGATTCAATCACCGATAGCCAAGCAAAGGCAAATCGTTTAATCTCCATCGCAGATGGTAGAAAGGATTGTGTTGCGGTAATCTCTCCACACAGAGCATCTATCGTAGACCTTACAAATCCATCTGTACAGACAAACAATCTGCTTCAGTTCTTTGGACCACTAACTTCCTCGTCTTATGCGATCTTTGATAGTGGTTACAAATACACCTATGACAGATTTAACAACCTCTTCCGTTATGTACCATGTAATGCAGACATTGCTGGTTTGATGTGCCGCACAAATATCATTGCATACCCATGGTTCTCCCCAGCGGGTCAGCAAAGAGGTATTATCAAGAATGCAATTAAACTTGCATTCAACCCTGATAAGGCACAAAGAGACGCACTGTACTCTGCAAGAATTAACTCTGTTGTTAATCAGTCTGGTGCAGGTGTACTCCTCTTTGGTGATAAGACCGCGCTCGCATATGCGTCCGCGTTCGATAGAATCAATGTTCGCCGCCTGTTCCTCACAGTTGAGCAATCTCTGCAGAGAGCAGCGGAAGCACAACTCTTTGAATTCAATGATCAAATCACAAGATCCAACTTCGTGAACATCGTTGAACCATATCTTCGCGATATTCAAGCGAAGCGTGGAATCTATGATTATCTGGTCATTTGCGATGAGACCAATAACACACCTGATGTTATTGATAACAACGAGTTCAGAGCAGACATCTTCCTGAAGCCTGCTAAGTCGATTAACTACGTCACACTGACGTTTGTTGCTACCAGAACTGGCGTCTCCTTTGAAGAAGTCGCTGGTAGAGTCTGATCTATTTGATAATTAAAACACGGAGGAATCTAACAAATGGCACGCGCAATCAGAACTATCAGCGCCTTTAAATCAAAATTAGCAGGTGGCGCTGCTAGACCCAACCTGTTCGAGGTTGAAATTCCAAGCTTCCCCGCCTTCGTGGCGGGAGATTGGGATAATGAAACTAGAGAGAAGTTCAGCTTCATGGCAAAAGCAGCAGCATTACCTGCTTCTAATGTTGCTCAAATCGAAATTCCATTCAGAGGAAGAGTTCTGAAGGTTGCGGGAGATCGTACCTTCGATGTGTGGACTGTCACCATCATTAACGATGAGGACTTCAAAATCCGCACAGCAATGGAACAGTGGATGAACATGCTTAGCAAGTTGGATAACGCAACTGGCGCTACCAACCCAAGCTCTTACATGGTTGATGCATTTGTTCATCAACTGGGTAGAGGTATTAGCAAGAACTCTACTGGTCATGGTGGAGAGAACACTCAATACGAGGCACCCCTTAGAACCTACAGATTCTATGATATCTTCCCAACTAATGTTGGTCAGATTGATCTGTCTTATGAATCAACTGACACTCCAGAGGAGTTTACAGTTGACTTCCAGGTACAATACTGGGCTGCTGGAGAAGGTGATCAAACTGGAACAATCATCAGTTGATCTAAGTTAGTGCTATTTGTTGTATAATAAATAGTACTAACAGTTTTACGCCCAAGTTATAATGGCGAAATTATTTGGTTTTTCCATCGAAGATGGTGATAATAAGCCGAAAGGTGCAGTCTCCCCCGTTCCTCAGAATAATGAGGACGGGGTAGATCATTATCTGACGAGTGGATTTTTTGGTTCTTATGTTGACATTGAGGGCGTCTACAGATCTGAATATGATCTAATTAAACGTTATAGAGAGATGGCACTGCATCCAGAGGTGGATGGTGCAATTGAAGATATTGTTAACGAAGCAATCGTAAGTGATACAAATGACAGTCCTGTTCAGATTGAATTATCTAATCTGAATGCAAGTGATGGTCTTAAGAAAAAAATCAGAGAAGAATTCAAGTACATTCTTGAATTACTTGATTTTGATAAGAAGGCGCACGAGATCTACAGAAACTGGTATGTAGATGGAAGACTTTACTACCATAAAGTAATTGATCTCAAAAATCCTACTGATGGTATTCAAGAACTGAGATACATTGACGCACTGAAGATGCGTTTTGTTCGTCAGGCAGGAAAGCAAAAAAAGGAAGATATTAGATATCAACCAAATGCTGAGAAGGATCCTAAAGATGCAGGGTTCCCAAATATTCAAGAATACTTCATCTACAATCAATCTACAAGTCAGATTGGTTCTATCGCAAACAGAGGATCCAATCAAGCATCTCAAGGAATTAAGTTTGCAAAAGATTCGATCACCTATTGTACATCTGGACTGGTAGATCGTAATAAAAATCTTACTCTCTCATATTTGCATAAGGCAATCAAAGGTCTTAATCAACTTCGCATGATCGAAGACTCTTTGGTTATCTATCGTCTGAGTAGAGCGCCTGAGCGTCGTATCTTCTATATTGATGTTGGTAATCTGCCTAAGATGAAGGCAGAACAATATCTCCGTGATGTGATGATGAGATATCGTAACAAACTTGTATACGATGCTCAAACTGGAGAGATCCGTGACGACAAGAAGTTCATGTCTATGTTGGAAGACTTTTGGCTTCCT